CTGATACAAGTACTTCTTCAATGACAATTGAAGTTCAAGGTAGTGGTGGATCAGGCACTGAAACCGTAAGTACATTTTCAGCAAACATAACTGATAATGGAAACGGTACAGCAAGTGTAACAATGACAACTTCACCTGGCGGATCGGATAGTGATTCTGGTTCCACACAAACACTTGGCACATTTACTGTAAACACTACACCATCTGAACCAAAGGTAGAAAGTCAGATGGAACCAATGCAGACTGCCAGTGTTGATAGCCCAAAAGAAAGCAGCGAAGCAAGTGCAGCCACAGCAGAGATTAAGAGTGCTGGCAGTGAACCCAAAGCTGAAGCTAAGACAGAAGCAAAAACAGAATCAAAGTCTGAGTCTAAGAGTGAATCAAAGACAGCAGAAAATAAATCAGATAGCAAATCAGATTCAAATTCTGAGAGTAAATCAGAATCTGATAAAAAAGAAGCCAAAGAAGCAATTGCTCAACAAATTATGACAGACCTTATGAGTAAGGCGAACGAGTCATTTGGTCAAGCAGATACTACAAGACTAGCTGTAATGGTAGCACTAGCAAGTGATCCAACAAAGGATCAAGCTAACTTATCAGATGCTAGTCAGTGGTATGAGTCTAAAGATATTTACAACATGGATACCTTAAAGGATCCTTATTCAGTTTTTTTTAATCAAGCGCAAGATATTATTCACGAGAGAATGATTGATATGCAGTATAGGAGATGATAAAATGGCAAAAGCAAGCACAGGCGGTCGAAGTGGTATTGGTTTGAAGATTGAGAGAGTTTCTGTAAAAAAGAAAACTTCAATTGGTAGAAACAATTCTATGATTGGATTAAGTTCAATGAACAAGTCCAGGCGCAATTCTTATAAAAAGTATAGAGGACAAGGAAAATAAATGGCAGAATTCGAATTTGCCGGAATGACATTCCGAGGCGGCAAAATGGTTGCTGTTGTTATGGCACTTTCGACACTAGGCGGTGGTTTATATGGAGCCTTTGAGTTCTATAAAGATTATATGGATATGAAAGAAGCAATTCAAAACTATACAGCGCCAGATCTTTCTGGTTTTGATAAGAAACTTGCTGTCTTGAGAGAAGAGATGAGTAGTGTCAAGACTGAAGTCAATGTCATTAAAAACTCAGTAGTCGAAGCGGCAGACTACACAAGAGATATTAAGAATGATCTGAAGAATGATATTCGTCAGATGGACAAGGTCGTTGGTCAGGTTGAGCGCGAAACGAAACAGGCTCAGCGTGATATGGATAAAGACCTGCGTGAACTGCGAAAACAAGTAGACGATAAGATACAAAAAGCACTGAATAATCCACTATCTGTAATAGCAAAATAACTTTACTTTTCCACATAGTTAGGTTATAATCTACAAATGATGGAACAGACACTTGCAAAACTATTACTCAGTGTTTTCTTTATTAGTGGCATTGGGTATTCAAACGAAGTTAACTCATCATGGGATCCAGAAATCTCATGTATGGCTATAAACATATATCACGAAGCTCGTGACCAGTCCATTGCTGGGCAGATTGCCGTTGGGCAGGTTACAATGAATCGTGTTCGTGATAAAAGATTTCCAGATACTATCTGTGAAGTAGTAATGGAAGGTCCGCATCGACCATCATGGAAAGGCACAGGAGAAATGATTCCGATTCGAAATCGTTGTCAGTTCTCTTGGTACTGTGATGGTAAATCAGATAAGATTTATAATCAAAAAGCATACGAAGAGATATATGACATCTCTGAGATGATAGTTAAGAATACGTTAAAGGTTGATATTACCTCTGGTGCTACTCATTATCATGCATATTATGTATCACCAGCATGGGCAAAGACAAAGAAACGAACAGCAAAGATTGAAGACCACATTTTTTATAAATGGGAAATTAAATGATTGATACAAAAGCATTCTCTATGAAGATAGAAAAATTAGTTATGGAAAAAAATATTCCGTATATGGAAGCAGTAGTTCACTATTGTGAAAAAAATAATATCGAAGTCGAAACCGCAGCAAAACTTATTAATAATAAAATTAAACAGATGATTGGCTTAGAAGCTAGTGATCTGAACATGATGAAAGAAAAGATTAACAAACTTCCGGTGTGAACATGAGTTCTTGGTTGATTATATTTGTTGGTTTTGTTTATGCTTACATCTCAATTGATCAGTATGCAAAAGGAAATACTGCGATCGGAATTACGTTTGCTGGATATGCATTCTCTAACATTGGTCTTTACTTGGCGGCAAAATGACATATGACGTTGCAGAAGGCTTTGATGCTTATAAGACGTATTTGGCATTAAAGCAACACTTTACAAGCGACTATGACTTTTTCAAGTACAACGGTAAGGTTCGTGCTAATGTAGAGTCTTTTTTGAAACGTAATGATAAGTTTTTCTTTCGTAAACTTGCAAAGAAGTATAAGAAAGATGACCTGATAGAATTTTTTGTTAGTAACTTTATCGTCAGTGATAACTGGATTGGTAATCTTATATCACAAGAGAGTGAGGATAATTATTTTCAATATAAAAGGCGCATGGAATCTCTTAGCTATAACTTTAATTGTGATTTATCTTTTTTGTTTGATTACGCTAGTCGAAATGGGATTGAAATTAATAAATTATTATTGGTAGAGGATGGTAATCATCCAATTCTTTTAAAACTTTTACTTCAAAAGAAAATTGGTATCGAGACTATAATTATACTAGATGACACTCTGAAGTTCATTCGATACTGGGATGCAAAATTAGACGACATAGTATGGGAGGAAAAGAAACGACTGATAAAAAAATATAGAATTTTTATAAAGTACGATCCATTTCATTTTCGAAAGATTATAAAGGAGAAAATCCATGAATAAAGAAGTAGAAAAATATGAGGGAGAACTTCGGTTTTTAAGAGAAAGAGTTGTTGATTTGGAAAAGGAAATTTGTTATCTTCAAGATCAACTTGAACAAAATTCGATCGTACCTTTAAACTGTTATTCTGATGAAAGGCAGCAAAGTTTATTCTAAAAAACTATTTACTTTATTGAATTATCATAGTATAAATAAACTATTATATTATGATACTGTGGACAAGATGAAATACAACTTAATACGGAGAAATACAAATGTCAACATCATTCGCTGAACTCAAGCGTTCTCGCAAGTCAATGTACGATAAGATCGTATCTGAGACAAACAAACTTCAAGGAACTCAACAATCAGGTGGTGCAGATAATCGCTTCTGGCAACCAGAGGTCGATAAGGCTGGTAATGGTTATGCTGTTATCCGTTTTCTTCCCGCACCAAAGGGCGAGGATTTGCCTTGGGTTCGTCTCTTCTCTCATGGCTTCCAAGGTCCAGGTGGCTGGTATATTGAGAACTCACTTACGACTCTCAATAAGAAAGATCCTGTCGGTGAATATAATACCGTTCTTTGGAATCGTGGAGATGAAGCTGGTAAGGAACAGGCTCGTAAGCAGAAGCGTCGCCTTTCCTACATCTCAAACATCTATGTTGTAAAGGATCCTGCTCACCCAGAAAACGAGGGTAAGGTTTTCCTTTTCAAGTACGGCAAGAAGATCTTTGACAAGGTTAATGATCTTATGTCACCTGAGTTTGAAGATGAGTCTCCCGTGAATCCTTTTGATTTCTGGGAAGGCGCAAACTTCAAGATGAAGATTCGCAATGTCGAAGGTTATCGCAACTACGACAAGTCTGAATTCGATTCTCCTTCTCCTCTGCTCGATGACGATGAAACTCTAGAGCAGGTTTGGAGCACTGAATATTCTCTACAAGACTTCCTAGATGCCAAGAACTTCAAGTCATATGATGAACTGCAAGCTCGGTTGAATCGTGTTCTTGGTGCATCGGCAGTGTCTTCTACTGCTGATGAACTTGATGAGGATACTTTCAATCAACCTCGTCAAGCTGCCGCTCCAAAGGTTGATGCTGATGATACCCCATGGAGTGAAGAATCTTCTGATGATAGCCTAGACTTCTTTAAGCAACTGGCTGAGGAAGATTAAAAAGAGCACTGCGGCTCGAGACCGTAACTCTTTTATGAGGGGATCCACTGGGTCCCCTCTTTTTTATGCGGATGGACCAAAATTGTCATACATAATTTGTGTTTTTCTTGCTGGTGGAGCACTATAACCTCCATTGCCTCCACCATTGACTGTGGTTGGAGCGTTTGTTGATGCATCTACTGTTGTGGGTGCTGAAACATTATTAATGACGATTGGTCGTTGACCAGATCCTTCATTGAGTTGTTGTGAAGATTCTGGAATTCCACGCGGAACAACTTGAACAGGTAATGCAGGCTCGCCAGATTGTTGCTTTGCTTTTCTTATCATGCCTCGAATCATATATTCACTTGTACGACTATCTTCACCACCATCATCTAAAGTAGTATCAACTGGCGTCACGGGCTTTGGTTTAGCTGAAGGAGCAGTATCTTTTAATTCTGTTGATTCAAGTAATGCTCGAGCTTGATCCATTGTTAATCCAGCAAGAGGTCCACTAACTATTCTGTCGCCTGGACCAATAATTGAATTCCAAAACCCACTTCTTTTTCCTTCTTCAGTTTTTAAAGCAGATTCAACTTCGCTTCTAGATAATCCTTGTTTTATTTCTTCTGTTCTTTTAGAAGTTATTTGTGCTCGAGCAGTTTCTAATTGTTTGTTATATTGTTCTCTTTCTTCTTTTGTCATAAATGGAACGGGGTTTCCATAGAAATCGGGTCCACCAAAATCACCGGAGAGCGGATCATCCAATTGTGATTCCGAAGGTCCAGCTTTAATCCCTAAAGTATTTCTTAATTCTTCTCCAGTTTTTTCTAACCAATCTGTAAACGGTTTTGCCCATTCAACTAAAGAATCTCTGGCGGCAAGTATATCTTTTTCATAATATTTTACTGCACCAAGAAAAGCGCCAATCCCAGCAAGTAAAGCTAATACTGCTGGATTTGTTAATAATGCAATAATAGGACCAAGAATTGTGCCTAGACCAGAACCAAGCATACCTAAAATAGTACCAAAAATGCCTTTATCTTTTTCTTTTGGTTCGGCAGTTGGACCCGCTGGTTCTTGTGCGTTTAACTGATCACTTCTATCTTGTGCTGCTAAATCTTCCTGCTCTTCTCTAAATCTTTTATCTTCATCCATTCCCTTTTTAAATGTATCCACCAAAACTTGAATCACACTTGTTTGATTTTTTAATTCATCAACGATAGGTTCATTAGCCTCTTCAGTAGCTTCTTTTGCATCAGAAAATGAAAATAGTTTTTCTGCAATATTTTTTCTAGTTTCTCTAAAAGTAACTTTTCCTAAAAAATCATCAGCTCTTTCTCTTTGTTTTTGTGCTATGCCGCTTTGACCAATGCCTAATCTACCAATCGTTTGGGCAGTTACAGCTGCGCTTAGACCAGCAAGAATACCACCAGTTCTTTCCGTTTGGGATCTTGATTCAGCTCTTGGGGAAGATGGTACTCTTGAAATGCTAGCAGCTGAGACAGGAGTTTGAGAAAGTTTAATATTTTTTTCAATTGAGTTTAGAATATCTTTTAATGTCGTATTGATTTGTTTGAGAGAATTTGTCCCGCTATTGCGAGTCAAATCACCCTCTTGCTTCATTCTATCAATTACTGCTTCGAAACTAGACATTTTGACTCTCTAATCTTTCTTTTTCTTCTTTTAAGTGTTGTAATAATAAATCAACATATATTTTTCTCTCAAACGGAATCATATTATCTAACTCAGCCAAAGAATATTTGTGATGTTGTATCAATGCAAAATTTGTATAATAATGATTGATCAACGAATCATGACTGAGCCCTACATAAAAAAACTTTTCAACCCCTCCAATTTTAGAGATTCCTCTTTGCCACATTCACTACACGTCCAATGCATTTCGTGTTGTAATTTTGGTAATGTGTCAAAAAAATCTTTAATCTCTTCAAATTGTTTTTGCGTTAACTCCAATAAGAAATTTTTTATTTCATCATTAGTAAAATCATCATAAACATTTTCTTCGTCATATACACAAACAACACATCTTGCAATAATATTTAAAATATTCTCAAAGTCATCTTGATCAGTAATGACATTCTCAGTAATTATACTATATGATGGATCAATTAATTTAATTCCATATTTGTCATTTATCTTAATATTATTTTGATGTTTTTCATTAAACTCAACTTCAATATCATTATAAGACAAAATATACTCTGTTATGTGTTTACATTCTGATGCGTTTCCATGACGAAGATTTAATTCTATATTCTCTCCAACGGACTTGCTTCTTAATTGTAAAAACAAATATTCTACATCATAAGCAGCTAACTTTCTCACATTAACATTTTCAGTCAAAATACATGCTTCTAAAACATTGCAAATAGCATTTTGAATTTCTTTTTCTTCATCGCTCTCAAGAGCCATATATAAAACTTTTTCTTCTTTCACTAAGAATGGTCTAAATCTAATACGTTCTTTAGTCGAAGGAATAACAGTTTCAAATTCAGGTGTAACTAACTTTGGTAAAGCCATTTTATAACTCCAATTCAATTATTAAAATCTAAGTGGGAACCCCGCTCTGTTTAGTGCATCAAAAGATCTTCCTTTGATTTGGTTTGGTAGATTTTTAGCAGCATTAAACGCAGACAATACATTATCAGCATCAAAGGTAAACGATATTGGCAACCTTTCTTCTTTAAAGTATCTGAAGCCCATTGTAATATTTTGTTTTTGTACATCAGTAGAAGCCCAATTCCCTGAAATTGATTGTACCTGTTCAGGATAACAATCAATTAAGCGAATCGCATATGTTCTCTGCCCGTTTGGATTCAACTGATAAATCGTAAATCCTTGTTTTAAAATATAATCATTATAATAACCAATATCAAAGTTTGCACCATCTGTTCTATGGTTACCAACAATACGGTCTTGCCATTGCATAAAGAATTCACGCTCTCTTAAATCTGGGCTAAGGATTACAGAGAAATCTACATTCACATAATTTGGAAATCCACCAATATTGTATGCTGGACCATAATCTTTGTAATCAATACGAGTAACTGATCTTTGTGGAAACGTCACTGAATCAATTCTAAATGTCATTGATCTTGCACCACCAGTACCCATACCAAACAAATTACCAAGAAAATCACCAACAGCATTGGTAACAGTACCAACTGGATTCGAGAGAATCGAACCAAGAGATAATTGACTTGGTTCAAGAACATTACCAGATACTGGTGCTCCTATAATCTCAACTTCGAAATCGCTTG